TCCAGTAACATTAGATATGGTAGTTTCATTTCTTGCAATCACTAAAGATTGTAAAGGCATATTGATATGCCCTGCTTCATCAATAACTATATGGGAAGTTGTTCCTAGTGCAGAACCTAATCCTATAACCAAATCATCGGCTGAATCATCCAAGCCAATATGGAAATCTTGTGCGTTGCCATCAAATACTATTTTAGCATCTTCTGTTCCTGCGTCACCTATAGTCAATGTAGGTGTTGTGCCTGTCATTGTGACATCGCCATAAGTCTTTACAGCTAAATTTTCATCAATACTTATTGCCGGGGTAGTTCCAATTGTACTCCCCAAACCTATTAATAAATCATCGGCTGAGTCGTCTAATGCAATATAGAAGTCTTGAGCATTACCATCGAATACAATAGCTGTATCTTCTGCTCCTGCATCACCAATAGTTAAAGTTGGTGTAGCACCTGTCATAGTAATATCACCGTAAGTCTTCACAGCCAAGTTTTCATCTATTGATATTGCAGGTGTCGTACCAACAGTAGAACCTAGTCCAATTAATAAATCATCTGCTGAGTCATCTAAAGCTATATAGAAGTCTTGTGCGTTGCCATCGAATAGAATAGTTGCATCCTCTGCGGTTGCATTTCCTATTGTCAGCTTTGGCGTTGAGCCATCTATCTCTATTGTTCCCATTATACTATTACCAAGTTACCTGTTATTGTAAGTGTTCCTGTAAATGTCACTGGCCCTGCCAAAACAGCAGATTCAATAATTTGCGTTCCAAAATCCATTGTTGCTGCGTGGTCGTCAATAAATTCATCTCCGGGCTTCTCTCCACCTATGTAGATAGGCCCTCCTACTGTATCACTCATTATTCCTCCTTATTAACTAATTGCGTCAACTAGACTAATCCAAACGTGACAACCATTCGCTGTTCCACAAAGACCATAAACTACATCCGTACTTTGTACAACGATTTTAGCTCCACCCTGAACCAGTTCTACTGAACTTGCTGGTGGAATGCTTAAATTTTTACAAAGATAATAGTTCGTTCCTCCACCTGCCAAGTCAATGTAAACATCCATTGTTATTGCAGTTGTCAGAATATTAGCCAGTCTCAGCCCAACGATAGCGTCATCTGAATTAGAGGTATAAATAGTTGTTTCACTATTTGTTACCAGTATTCCAGTTGATTCAAAATCTTGTGCCATATTTCCTCCTTAAACTATAATGCGATTGCAACGGCAATTGCGAAACCTTTTGTTGCTCCGCCTGCCGTGATTGCCGAGCCACCTATTGTTATTGCGTCTGCTTCAACTGTTCCGTCAAAGTAAGCGTCCTTAAACTGTAAAGATGAAGTTCCCAAATCTATGTCATCATCCGCTATGGGTACAATTGCACCATCGGTAATTTTAATTTGGTTTGTCGTTCCACCTGCCGCAATATTAAGAATGCCACTTGAGGTAATTGTTAAATCCGTTCCGTCACCCTCTATTTTCTCACCATCATCACCGAAAGTTATTCCAACGTCTGATGGAACATTAATGTCCGAAGTGGCTGTTAGTGCAATGTCCGCACCGGATGTAATGGTTAAGTTTGTACTGTCGCCTTCAATCTTTTCACCACTTCCAAATGTTATTCCTACGTTAGCAGGAATTACAACATCAGCCGTAGCTGTAAGATTAATATTATTTCCAGATATTGTTAAATCTGTACCATCACCTTCAATCTTTTCACCGTCATCACCAAATGTTAATCCAATGTCAGCGGGAATGTTAATATCAGCACCAGAAACAATATGTAAATCCGTGCCATCACCATAAATATATTCTCCCCCTTTATCATAGAAATAAAGTCTTCTGTCATCTGCTACACGAATAACTTCATTTCCATCATATTGTTGGAAAATTAAATCATCTGAATTTACGCCTAGTTTTATGACTTGGGCATTGGCAGTGCCATCCATGTCTATTGTAAATTGAAGTGTGCCTGCATCCTTGAATTCTATATTACCACCTGCCGCATCAATAACGATGTCATTGGAAGAATCCAATGTAATATCCGTTCCGTCATTGGTAATGGTATCAAGGGCAATATCCCCAATATTTGTAATGGCAGAATCACTGAAATCCAAAGTTCCAGTAACATCAAAATTTCCACCTACACTTAAATTTCCAGTTATAGTTGCATTATCCGCTATTGTTGTCTCTGAAGTCGTATGACCGATTGTTACAGCTATACCACTTGTTTCCGTTGCTACCTTTAAAGCACCTACTGCATTGGTAATATAGGAATTAGACCCATCGTGATATAAAGTTAAATCTTGACTGTCACCAATCTTTAATGGAGTTGAATCTGTTAACAGTAATGAATCTGCTGATTCGTCCCATAAAAGATAACTTCCAGAAGTAGCACCAAAAAACTTAACGTCATATCCTGTATCATCCACGCCAATAGTAACATTGCCACTTATATGAGGAGTTGCCAACATACTGAGAATTTCATCACTGCCATCGACATAGATGATGTCCTTCATTCCTGTTGGTATGGTTACAGTTGCCGCACCACTTCCAGAGGTACAGATAACTGAACCATCTGAACCATTAACGATAAAATAGTTTACTTGTGCATCTGGGAATGTAACAGTTCGTGTTGTTCCTGGTGAACCTGTAAACTTAATTGTTGCGTGTCTTCCGTTATTGTCTGCCGTTCCATCAGCAAAAGCTAATGTCACATTGCCAGAGGCAACACTGACTTCTACATATCCACCAATGGCATCATCGAGTAGATCAATAAGGCTTTCATTGAGTTTATCACCCCAAGTTCCCTCATTTTCTCCATCGGTCTGCTTGATAAGACCTAATTGTGTATAATTTGACATTTATTCTCCCTTAATTTGCGTGTCCAGTTGTCCACGTTTCCGTTCCATCGCCTGTGGTATCCACAAGAGTCCAAAGTTTAACTGTTCCTGTTGCTCCAGTTCCGCTTTCTCCAGTTGGCTCTACCTTTGCTGTTCCAGTTATTTTCTCAAATGATGATAGTGATCCAATCATTCCTAATTCTGGAGTCGTTGCTTCAGTTACATCAGCATTGGCTTGTGGTGTTTCTGAACCTAAAACTAAATCTGCCGCAATGCCTGATTCGGAAATTAATGCTCCATCATTCCAACCATTGTCGCCATAAGCCGCAGCGTTGTAACCTCCAGTTCCAGAAGCCATTAACTGATCCTAATTATAGCTGTATTGTATGCCGCAGAAGGAAGTTGAATTGTGAATGTTCCTGCTGTTGAGGTATAATCAGAACCAAAATCCAATATTGCAATTGATGCATTTGACTTGGTATTGTTGTAGATCATAGCACCACGAGCAGTTATTGTTGCAGTTGTCCATGCTGGATCTGCTGCATCAAAGTATGCCACTTGGTTAGTGGAATCAAAAGCTACGGCTTGACTTGAGAGAGTTGCCCCTCCTGCCGTGTATCCTGTTCCACTTACTTCGTTGGTTGCTGAATAAGCTGATGAGGTTGCCCCTAATGATGCACTTGATGTGTATAGTGCTATCTTCAAGGTATTTCCACCTGTCCCTAAATTCTGTGCTCCGTCTAAACAATCCTGTAAAAATGTATCTGTTAATGTTTGCGAAATTGCCATTTATTTTCTCCTATGTAGTCGCTTGTTGTATGTTAGTTTCTCCCATTACATTTGCGGGAGCATTGTAGTCATCTCTTCTTCTTCTTCGTGTTTGGTTGTTGATTGATTCAACGGCTTTTTGATATCGTTGAGAGTAGATTTGTAAATCTTCCCTTGATTTTGTGAAAGTACAAGCCTCCATAAGTGAACCAAACAGAAGTAATTCTTGTGCGTTGACTGTCAGCCAATTTGTCGTATTGGAACTTGACAATGTATCTAGTCGTTGAACATAACTCATTTCTATCGTTAAAGCAGCACTCGGTGTCGGAGCTACAAGAAGTTCTGTATCGTTGTAGTCAGTCCAATATTTTGGTGTTCCTGTTGTTGCCGATGTGGGCCAATAGTCATAGATGAATTCGTCTGTCTTTTTTTCTAAAAAATTTCTTTTGCTGTCTGAATCCAAATACAAAAGATGCCTAATGATTAGAGCATCAGTTGGCTTGGAAACAAACCTGTCATTCACATTAAATGAAGAATAGGCACTTGTCGTAAAAGCCTGTGGATCAATGTCCCTTACAATTCTCTGTTCAGCTAGACCGATAAAATTATCCGTTTCATTGGAAAACTCCGTTCCGTCATTCTCCATCCAATCCTTTAAATCCTGCGTTAAACTGGAATATGTCATTGTTGCCATATTATCTCCTATGCCACATCATCTATTAAAGCGGCTACTATGCAATTTGCTGTTGCATCTCCTGCATCACCTATATCTGAGGAAATTGCGTGTAAATCTGCTACTGTTACATTTGGTAATCTTCCAAACCATGATTGAGAAGGCCCAATAAAAATACCATCAGCTAAATTATATGCTGCAGTTCCTGCATCTATAGATAACATAATCCCATCTGCTGAACTTTGATTCTTTACAAATAAAAATTTAATTTTATCACCTGTAGCTACTGCTGTAGGTGCTGTGTCTTGGTCAACTGCTGTGTAATCTAAAAAACTACCTGCAATTAAATCAGCACTTGTTGTTGTTACTGCTGTTAATTTGTAATACCATTTATCATTGGCATCATCGGGTGATACCGTCATAGAACCACTAATAGTTTTAGCTATTTCATCTGGTAATATTGTTGCTGTTAGAGTTATACTTGCATCATCTGCCATTATTTCTTCCTTTTACCTTCTTTAATAAGACGTTCTTCTCTCTCTTCATATTTCTTTACTGCTTCTGGAGATACATTTCTTATAAATCCTTTTTTAGGATTTCTTATTATTGCCATTTTTACAGGCTTAACTGTAACATCAGCCATTTAAGTCTCCTCTAAATATTTTTGATTCTATTCCTGTAACCTTGACGGTTACGTCTTTACGCTTTTTTGTTAAAGTGTTTCCAGAGTTGCCCTTGAAATTTGTATTGTCCGTAGTGGATAAGGTCTGAAGAGAGGTCTGCCCAGATTGATCCTCCGATTTTTTGCCATCGTCTTGAGAAGGCGTAGTCTTCTGATAAGTATCGTCCATCTTCATCTTTCATCGTGTCAAAAAACAAATATGTATTTTTGGACTTGTATTCCTTTCCGTCTATAATTTGATCTGTGTTGTAATGCAGATCTGGATATTCCTTCACCATCTTTAAAAGGCATTCCCTCTTTATCAAAAGGCAACCAGTTGCCGCATCCAATACTTTTGCAAAACCTTTTTTGACTTCTACATTATCCTTGTCTTCAAAATTAAGAACATAAGGTAAACTTAATGTCTTGTAATCTAAATCATCCTTGACTAACTGTGGAATGGAACTCCAATTAATGAGTTTCATTGGATAAGGGGCACAAACCACTTCATGATCAAAATCCAGCATTCTTTTTATAACTTGTATGCTAAATCCTATGTCCGCATCAACAAAAAATAAATGAGTAGCGTGTTCATCATCTAAGAAATTCGCTACCAATGTATTCCTTGCCCGTGTAATTAGGGACTCCATCCCCAATGTCTGCACACGCATGGGTATTTCTTCTTTTCTGCAAAAAGTCTGCAATTCCAACATAGAGTGGAAGTAGTCTTCACACAACCATCCACCATAACACGGTGTTGCTACAAATAAATTTATCTTATGAGACACTAATAGTTATACTACCTAAAGCTGCGGTAGATGTCAATGCAGTCGCTAAAGTTGTGCCTGATGCCAAAGTAAAACTTCCTCGTATTCTTTTTTCAGAAGCCTTTATGCCAAGAGATTGTTCCAATGTGCTAATAGATCCATTATACAATTGGTCAGATCCATGCAATTTAAGTTGTGGCTTGGCATTTTTCAATGCCTCTGGATCAGCCGTATGCTTCTTTGGCTCTAATTGTGGATGCTTCTCTTCAAATTCACTGTAGTGAACTAAAGAGCCATTCCATTCCTTGACCATTTCATTGTAAGGAAAAGCCAATCCACTTCTATCGGATACAGCTTTGGCAAATTTACCTTTGGCAAATCCCATTACTTGTCTTCCATTTCATAACAACTACACTTAACACACCCACTGTCAGATGTGCATTCGCAGTCATCACAAAAACAACTGCAATCCGCACACTTCTCTCCATCAGCTTTTAATTTTTCTTCTTCCATTATGCCCTCGCAATGTCTGGAATAATTCTAAGATCAACCTTTTCTCTTCCTTCATCCAAAGCCCTCTTGAATTCTTCCTCGTATTGTAACTTTAATTCCTGTCTTCTATTGATATCTATCTGTGGTCTTTTCTGTGCCATATAAAAAGATAGTCCACTTACGGCACAAGGTAAAAATCTGTCTGGAATATCTATGCTTTCTGTTGAAGCCGTAATATCCTCTATTCTATTTCTTCTTTTATAACGAAAAACATCCGTGGAATTTTCTGGTGTTGGATATAGGTATACCACTGGGGCAGCCCTTTGCATATCCAACCAAAACTGAGATGGTCTTCCTTTTGTTGATTTAACAGGGATGTTCATATAGTCCTCCCTATTGATTTTTGCCATTTGAAAATCAGTTCTAACACTGTTTTCAGTTCTAGATAAGACAGCCTCTGTAATGTCCACAAGATAAGTATCCAATGTATAATTTGCCGTTCCCTCGGTTACAGTTTGCGTTGTTTCATCTATTGTCCATAGTTGAACGCCTCTGTTTCCCCAATCACGCATCATTATGTTCAGAGTTCTTCGTGCACTACTTGCCTCTTTCCCTGTAATGGGATCACTTCCAATACGAGAAAGAGATTCATCAATGACTTCATCGACATATAGAGTCCACGTTTTAGTTCCAGAAGTTGCCATATTTTATCCTAATTAATAAATCTTTTGAAATTCTGCTATAACTGTGTACATATTACCATCGTCTGCTTGACTGGGTACAAAAAAGTTAACATCACTTTCATTACTGTTGCTTGTTTTATCAGCGGGTATTCCACCAAAATCTCTAAAATCCCAATGTCCAGTTCCTACTAATCCTAAAACTGGAATGTCACCATCCGAATCTTCTTCATCTAATCGGCAATGAGAATCTCCTCCATCGCCTGTATCACATGCAAACCAAACTCTTAAAATTGCAAGGTGTGCTACAGCAGTTCCGTCATCTCTTGCAGTCATTGCTGATACATCACCAAAAACTGTTGTGCCACCAGTGCCGTCTGATTCAACTACTATTTTTGTTATAACTTTTTGATCAGATTGAAAAAGTATTGTTGGGCCTGTTACTGTGTCAGCCATTTATTTCTCCTTAAAAAAAAGGCTAGGGCTTTTACACCCTAGCCATTATTGTTAATATACTGAATATTCTAGTTCTACTGTAAATCTACCTGCTGTAATGTCAGCATTAATTGCTGTAGTAGAAAATGCATATAAGTATTTACTAGCTATAGCTGCAGTTACGTTTGGAACGAATATATGATAATTACCTGCTGTGTTATTCAAGTTAACATCAATCTCAGTAACTGATTGTGTTGCACTAAGTTGTTCATTAAATGAAGTAACTCCTGCTCCAACAATTTCTGTTCCAGATGAAACAGCAGAGTTAGTAGCTGTTCCACTTGTAGCACTTAAAGATAAACCACCAACAAGAGTTTCTCCTGCCGCAGTTGTAATGCCAATTAATGCTCTGTGAATAAAAAATTTAGAAGGGGTTACTAAGTCGTCTGGTGCATCGGTATTTAAAGTTCCCAATTCCACAAGAACATCGCCGTCACCATAAGCTGTAGTTGCAGCATTTGTTGAAGCTAAAGTTCCTGCAAAAGATTGAAACTTGTGAGTTCCAAGTGCACATAATTGTCCAGTTGAGTTAAGATTAACTCCTGTTTCTGTAATCGCACCGGTAGTAGCGGCTTTGTTAATTACTTTAAAACCAGTCTCTGATCTTATAGCACCGCTAAAAGTTGTATTAGCCATAATAATTCTCCGTAGTTAAATTATACCATCGCTTCTACGATTGTCTGCTAGGTCAGTTGGTATAATCGGTTAATCCTAGATAAAAAAATAAAGGGGCGGAAACCGCCCCTCTATCCGTACTCTATTACGCTCCTGGTGAACCGAATAC